GTAGGTGATATTATCTATCTACAAGAAGCTGACGGTCAGAAATATCGTATTACTGCTCTCGCTAGTCTTAATGCGACCATCGTAAGATACCCAACCACCACAGCAACAGGTCTTGCTTCGGCAATTTCATCTGGTGCTAATGTTGACCGTGAATGGCGTTGGGCAGATCAGTTCGCTGGTGCGCCTGGTACTTCACAGTATGCCACAGATCGTGGCGGTTCAAATGACGAAATGCATATTATCATCATTGACGAAGATTCTGGTATTTCTGGTGTCGAGAATGAAGTTCTTGAGAAATGGAGTAATGTTTCTAAAGGTTCCGATGCTCTTACAGATAACGGTAATGATAACTACTATGCTGATGTCCTTTATCAGAGTTCTAATTACATCTACTGGATGGATCATCCAACTGGTGCAACTAACTGGGGTTCAGCGGTTGCTGGTACAACATTTACAGCGCCTACTAATGCCATTGACGCAGCAAGTCTAACTAGTGGTGTTGGTGGTGCAACAGCTCCTACTGAAGGTCAGAGACAACTTGCTTATAACGAACATTTTGGTGATCCCGATACACAAGACGTTAACCTACTCATTGCTGGTCCTTCTAGTGTTGATGACGGTGGCGCAACAACTCACGGTGTGTTTATGACAGACCTAGTTGGTAAGAGAAAAGATTGTGTTGCGTTTATTTCACCAGATAAAAGTGACGTTGTAAACATTGCTCGATCCTATACACAAACAACTAACGTCAAAGGTTATTTTGATGCATTGGGTAGTTCTTCATATGTAGTGTATGATAGTGGCTACACAAAAACTTATGATCGTTATAATGACGTTTATCGTTGGGTGCCACTTAATGGTCACCTTGCGGGTTTGTGTGCTCAGACAGATGCAACGAATGATCCATGGTGGTCGCCTGCTGGCTTGTCCCGCGGTCAGATCCGTGGTTCTGTAGAACTTGCTTATAATCCAATGCAGACAGAACGTGATACTTTGTATCGTGCTCGTATCAACCCAGTTGTTACGTTCCCGGGCGAAGGCACAATGCTCTTTGGTGATAAGACAGGATTGAATCGTAATAGTGCATTTAGTCGAATTAACGTCCGACGATTGTTCCTCACTATTGAGGAGGCTATTAAGTTGGCTGCTCGTACCGTACTCTTTGAGTTCAACGATCAGTTTACGAGAGACAACTTTAAGGCAATGGTTGATCCATACCTACGAGATGTGCAGGCACGTCGAGGTATCATTGACTTCCTGACAGTGTGTGATGAGTCTAACAACACAGGTCAGGTCATTGATAACCACGAATTCCGTGCTGATTTCTATATTAAACCTGCACGCTCAATTAACTTCATCACTCTGACCTTCATTGCAACACGAACCGGTGTTGACTTCAGTGAAGTAGTCGGACGACACGGATAAGGGGGAAATGACAAATGCCTAATATTAATTCATTCGTCCAAGGCCTCTCCGGTGGCGGTGCTCGTGCTAACCAATTTGAGGTTTCCATTACGCGGACTGCTGCAGGTGCCGGTTTTCTTACTGGTGATACATTCAGATTCCTATGTCGTTCGGCTCAAATTCCTGCCATGACTATTGGTGAGGTAGCAGTACCTTTCCGTGGTCGCCAGGTGTTTGTTGCTGGTGATCGTACATTTGATGCATGGACTACAACAGTATTTTCTGATGCTGCGTGGGGTATTCGCGGTGCATTAGAAACCTGGTCCGATTTGATGCAGGATATGGGTAACCTATCAAAAGGACAGCTTAGTCCAGCAGATTATTATGGTGAAGCTAAAGTGACGCAGATGGATAGAAACGATAAGCCAATAAATTCTTATACTCTATACCATATATGGCCACAGACAGTTGATCCTATTGATCTCGCTTATGATACCAATGACGCAGTAATGGAATTTGGCGTTACATGGCGATTCAATTATATGCAATCTCAAGCTGGCGGTGGTACCGTCACTGGGTCACCTAACCCGCACACGGGGTAAAATATCCGAAAAATAGTCATGCTCTATTTGTATAAATAGTTACATGGCAGAATTATTTGGATATGAAGTAAAGAGGAAGAAAGAGGCGGCAAAGGCGAAATCCTTTGTCGCCCCTTCCGATGAAGAAGGCACTTTAGATATTGCTGGTGGTGCTGGTTTTTTTAGCCAGTACGTCAATCTTGATAAAGCAGCAAAAAACGACTGGGACCTAATTCGTAAATATCGCACTACAGCAGAAGCTCCGGAGTGCGATCAAGCTATTGAAGATATCATCAATGAAGCTATTACAGCTGACGAAACTGATATCTCTGTTAAACTTGACCTAGATCATGTCAGGTTTTCCGAAACTGTAAAACGTAAAATCATAGAAGAATTCACAGAGATTTTACGTCTACTGGATTGGAAACATAAAGCACATGATATATTCAGGCGCTGGTATATTGATGGTAGAATTTTCTATCATAAGATGGTTGATGAAAACCAGTCTCGTAAAGGTATTACAGAGATTCGTTATATTGATCCTAAGTTTATTAAAAAAGTTCGTCTGGTAGAAAAGGATAAAGGTGAACAAAAAGCAGACGGTGTTGAATTAGTAAAACGAGTTCAAGAGTTTTTTATCTACAACGAAGCAGGTGTCTATCCTGGTCTTACAGGTATAGGTGGTCCCGGCATAAAGAATGCTCAAGGACTGAAAATTTCACCAGACAGTATCACATATTGCACATCTGGTATTTTTAATCCTACTACAAAACAAGTATACGGTTATCTACATAAAGCGATTCGTCCTACAAATCAATTAAGGATGATGGAAGATGCACTTGTTATCTATCGCATTAGTCGTGCACCTGAACGGAGAATCTTTTACATTGATGTAGGTAATCTACCGAAACCTAAAGCAGAGGCTTATCTCAAAGATGTGATGGGTCGTTATCGCAACAAGGTTGTCTATGATGGTTCTACAGGTGAGGTCAAAGATGACCGTAACCAAATGTCAATGTTGGAAGACTTCTGGTTGCCTAGACGAGAAGGTGGTCGAGGTACAGAAATTACAACATTGCCCGCAGGACAAAATTTAGGTGAGATGGAAGATGTAAACTACTTTAAAGAAAAACTCTATCGTTCTTTAAATATTCCAACCTCACGCCTCTTGACTGATACCGGTTTTAATATGGGCCGATCAGCAGAGATTACCAGAGATGAAATAAAGTTTACTAAATTTATTCAACGTCTACGAAAAAGATTTGCTGGTGTCTTTCAAGATATTCTTAAAACTCAATTGGTTCTCAAAGGAATTATTACAGTAGAAGATTGGGATATAATTAAAGAAAATATTATCTATGACTTTAATGACGATAATCATTTCTTTGAGTTAAAAGAATCTGAACTTCTTAAAGATAGAGTAGAACAGTTACAACTCATTACCGATTATGTAGGTACATACTTCTCATTAGAATGGGTAAGAAAGAATGTCCTACATCAGACTGACGATGAAATTGAAGTTATTGATGGTCAGATCGAACAAGAGAAAGCTGCTGGTAAAATATCTGGTGAGGCCGGTAATGATATGGGTGGACCCGAAGGTGGCTTTGGTGATCCTACTAGAGGTGTTGAACAAGAACCTGTACCGGGTAGTGGTTTACCTGATTATGATGAATATCCTGATGCGGATGATGAACCACGCCGAAATGGTAACGGTCAAAACAACCAAAACTTATAAATAGTATAAATATGAGGAACTAAATTATGACAAAGAAAGTAAGAGACATGGTTGATTCTATTACTTCAGGTGACCTAGGTGCAGCGAATGACGCATTTGATGATATTTTAGCTGCCAAAAGAGCCGATGGTTGGGCAGCAGCAAAACATGAATTTGCTCGCACAACTTTTGATGAAATTACTCCTGAAGTTACACATGAGCCAGTAGATACTGGTATCACAGGAGAACCGGAAGAATCAGAGGAAGAATAAAATGAAGCTGATATCAGAGCACGTTGATGAAATAGAATACATCACTGAAGATACAGACGATGGTAAAAAGAATTATCGCATCAAAGGTGTGTTTATGCAGGCCGAAGTTAAAAATCGGAATAACCGTATGTACCCTATGAATGTATTGGAGAGTGAAGTCAAAAGATACAATAAGGAATATGTACAGCAGAAACGTGCCTTTGGTGAGTTAGGACATCCTGATGGACCAACAGTAAATTTAGAGCGTGTGTCTCATATGATTACTGCTTTGTATCCAGATGGTAAAAATTTCATTGGTGAAGCTAAGATTATGGATACACCTTATGGTAAGATTGTAAAAAATCTTATTGATGAAGGTGCAAAACTTGGCGTTTCATCAAGAGGTATGGGTTCATTAGAACCAAGACAAAATATGCACGTTGTCAAAGATGACTTTTATCTTGCAACTGCCGCCGACATTGTTGCAGATCCTTCAGCCCCAAACGCATTTGTAGAGGGTATTATGGAAGGTAAAGAATGGGTTTGGGAAAACGGTATGATTAAGGAAATGGACATCGAAGCATATAAAAGAGAGTTAGATAAAAAGTACGCAAGAAAGGCTGCAAGAGAAGAAAAAGCAGCTGATGTATTCGCGGATTTTATGTCTAAAATCTAAATATTATAAATAACATATATAGTTAAAAATAACAAAGGGAGTTATCCAACAATGACAGATATCAACACAGAGCTAGAGGCGATGGCCGCAGAGGAATTTGCGGATGATACGCAACTAGACGAAGTAGCTGCCGATGCCCCTAAAAAGAATGCTGCTCCTGCTATGAAACCTGAAAAGGTTGAAGGAGAGCGTGAAGATTTAGGTCCGGCTGTTGTTTCACCTGATGCCACATCTGATCCTGGAAAGCAAGCTTCTTCTAAAGCATCGAAGTCACCTAAGCCTGGTAAAGACGGCAAAGGTCAGGCTTCAGATGCATCCCCCAAAGCGATTGGTGACGGAAGTGGTCCTATGAAAGCTGGTGCTCGTGAAGAGCTCGAGGTTGAAGAGGACGAAGATGTCGTGGCCATTTCTGAAAATGAAATCGAGGATGAGGAAGTCAAAGCAGAACAGGTTGAGACAGTTGAAGATGAAACAATAGATGAACGTGTTTCTGCTATGGATCTTTCCGATGATGTCAATGCTCTAACTGAAGGTGGTGAACTTTCAGAGGAGTTTAAGAAGAAGGCGGCAACAATTTTTGAGGCTGCTGTTCGTGCAAAGCTTCGATCAGAACTTGAGCATCTGGAAGAAACATACAAAACAAAGTTTGAATCTGAACTTGATGAGGCAAAAAACGAGATGGCTGAGCAGGTTGATTCCTACCTCAACTATGTTGTGGAAGAATGGATGAAGAAGAATGAGATGGCCGTAGAACATAAGATGAAATCGGAAATCGCAGAGAGCTTCATTACTGGTCTCAAGTCACTCTTTGAAGAGCACAATATTGCTATTCCTGATGAGCAGTTCGATATGCTTGATGCCGCGGCTGATAAAGTCGATGAGCTTGAAGGTAAATTGAATGAGCAGATTGAGAAGAATATTGAGCTATCAACGAGTAACGACGAGTTAAAGAGACAAGAAATTCTTTTAGATGTTGCTTCTGATCTTGCAGATACAGAAGTTGAGAAGTTTGCTGGTCTGGCAGAAAATATCAACTACGAGACTGAGGAAGATTTTCGTGAGAAAGTCGAGACAATCAAAGAGTCGTATTTTCCAAAAGCTCCAACAAGTAACAATGATGATACAGCAGCACCTGTAAATGAAGGTGGCGTCGATACAGATGACGTACCCGACACTATGGCTGCTTATATGTCCGCAATTTCACGGACTCATCTCCGTGATAAAGCGGAAGCATAATAAGTTTATACACTAAAATAGGGAGAAGAAAAAATGTTTCAAACGGAACACCTACAGGAAAAGTGGCAGCCGGTGCTTGGGCATCCTGATCTTCCCGAGATTAAGGATCCATACCGTCGGGCAGTCACAACTGTAATTTTAGAAAACCAGGAAAAAGCAATGCGGGAGGACTCTGAGTTCTTGCGTGAAGCTGCTCCTCAAAACCAAACTGGTTCGGCAGTGGCAAATTGGGATCCAATCCTAATTTCGCTAGTTCGCCGTGCCATGCCTTCTCTAATCGCATACGATATCTGTGGCGTCCAGCCAATGACTGGTCCTACAGGTCTTATCTTTGCGATGAAGGCACGTTATACATCACAGTCCGGTACAGAAGCTCTGTTTAATGAAGCCGACACCACATTTGGTGGTGCAGGTACTCATACAGGTTCTGACGTACTCAAGACTTTAACAACAACCAACTTCCAGACAGGTACTGGCATGACCACAGCTGCTGCTGAAGCTCTTGGCGATTCCGCCTCAAATGCTTTTGCAGAGATGGCATTCAGCATTGAGAAAGCAACCGTAACTGCAAAGTCACGTGCCCTCAAAGCAGAATACACAATGGAACTTGCTCAGGACTTGAAGGCCATTCACGGTCTCGACGCTGAAACTGAACTTGCTAACATCCTAAGTTCAGAAATTCTTGCTGAAATTAACCGTGA